AGAGTTTGCATCCGGAATAACCACAAAGCAATACTCTTTATTAACATTCAGTTTGACTGGATTTTTAAACTCAAATACAGTTGCCGCAGTTCCGTCATTCGAAATTCTAACTTGATTAGAACGAAGATGTTTTCTAGCGAAAGGTAATGTTCCTTGTGAGGGATAGCCATTAACAACTTCTCTCAACTCTAGTGTAACACCAACGCTTGATGATTTACGTCTAAAGAAGACATCAACACTACTAATCATTGACATGCTTGCGCCCACTGCTTGAGCAGGTCTTACAATAAATGTCTGAGCAATAGGATCTGATCTCCACTGTCTAGTAAACGCTCTGCTTACAACACTTCGCTCTACATCAAATGTAGGAGTTCGAGTAGTCTGGGTTAAGTCAGATTTACTTACTTCGAAGTTATATGCTCTATAGATTGCTTTACTATAAGAGGTCTTACCGCTATCTAGACTTGAGTATTGAGAAACGTCTGCAATTTCAATCGATCTTTCTCCCACGAAGAATGTTGCTTCTGGGATAGCAAACACGGCAGCAATAGTTCCTTCGCTATCAGTTCTTACTGAGGCAGCTAATGTTCCTTTAACTTCAACGTCTTCTACATTGTATTCCGTATTTGATCCTACAGTAGTAGGATTGACTTGACCAGGATAAACGTGTGCATCAATGGACGTTCCATCTAAGAAGAAATAATGTCTTGTGTTAGGTCTTAGACCAGTAACAAGAATTCTTACTTCTCTTGATTGAATGTAAGGAGACATCGTAACATCTGTCACAAAGTTTCCTACTGAACTTGTAGTCGTTTGACTATCAGATACTAAACCTGTAGTTGTAGTAGTGATCGTTCCAGTTTCCGTATTAAGTCTTCCATTATTTCTTACCGTTGTGATTCCATTACTAATAGTACTCACATCTTCTCTTGTAAGAGGAATAAATTCTTGAAGACTGTCAACTAAATCTAATAGAGGAGTTGCGATATCAATCTCTAAGTTAATTGCAGGGTTTTGAATAACATCGTAGCCCGCATCAAACGGAGGAGAGATCGAAGATTTTCCCTGATAGTTATAAAAGTTAGATACGCAATTTCTAAAGTTAGTTGCATAAGGCTGTTGAATAACTGAGACACGTGTTCCCGTGTCAGCAAGAGTTACCACATCTTGATAAACATTTGCGCCTGTACTCGAATCAACTTTTAAGTCGATTGGAAACTGAGTGACGGCTGGTGTTCCAACTGTTCTTGACTTATCGATAGCCGCACCAAATTCTGGATCAGCAACGTCTCCTATAGCTAGAGTCTTAAACGAATCGACTAGAATACCATTCTTGAATCTATCTAGACCATTTCCATCTGGGACGAAAAGAGTTTTGGTTTGAGTTTCAAGTAAACTTAAAGATACGAGATCAGTAAGTCTATCAACCTTTTGTTCGATACCAGAAATATCTTTCATCGTATAATTTTTATTAGATACGTCTATAGTTCTGATAGCGTTGTTGCCAGTAATTCTTGTTATATTACCAGGAACATAAACATTACTCAATGCATATAGTCCAGGAATAGAAGGTATACTTGGGTTCTCTGCTTCGCCACCTTTGTATATCGTTGTATCTCCAAACTCATCAAGGACAATACTATCTACTCTCGACATGTAATATGCTTGACTAGAAACAATTGAACTCTCGTTTGCTGGAGATATGCCAGGAACAATACCTGCTGTAAGAGAAGATACTGTTGATGCGCCTGAAGTACCCAATGCATAAGAGGCTAAAGGCTGTTTGTAAGGTCTGAAATCAAAAGCATTGAAAAGGTTGTATTCGATTCCATCCTTACCTACATAACTTTTTATCAGATTAGGATTTGTTAATCCGCTATAACTGTTTACTGTTAAGTATCCACTTCCTTGAGTAGACTGTCGCCTTAGAACTTTCACTTTAACTCTAAGCACATTGTTGACTAGAGTTTCTCCAGCTTTCAATGTGATGAAAGAGTGGTCATAGAAATGATCTTTCTGATTATTGACTAGTCTAAATTTACCAGTAACATCTTGAGGAGTAGATTGTCCATCTACGACTTCAAGTAGCTGTATGGCATTAGGTATACCTAGAGATGCTTTGTTCGCAGATGCACCGCCAAAACCAGCATGATTGTATGTTGTGTTGACGTAAACATCTAACTCTTGCATGCCATCTTCTTGAGTAGATGTGATAACTGCGTCATAATAAACGAAGTCTATGCCAGCACCATTGTCTGTTATGGTAATTGAAAGATCATCTGTGTTTACATATTCGCTTGAACAAATACATATGTTATTTGAAACGTCAACTGCAAATACAGAACTATTGTCTACAGGTTTAAAATCTGATGTAGCTGAGATAGTTATAGGAGAACTTCCTGAAACTGCTGTTCGCATTCGTCTAACGTATGAGGTACCAGTAATGCTACTCATACTACTCTTACCAGCATCAAACAATTTACCGCCACTATTAGCACCGTAAAGTTTACCGCTATTAGTTATAGGAGTATTAGATATTTTAGCAATAGCTGTATTAGCTTGACCGCTATTTTTTATAACGTTGTATACGAATATTTTACCAGGAGTAATATTAGAAATAGAGCATGTTCCGATTATCGTATTGCTACCATTCTTTAAGTTGTATGTTGTGCCATCGAAAGCAAAATCGTCAAGTACTCCATTCTGAGCATGAGTATATGTGAAGTACTGTCCGTAAGACACTCCTGTATACTGTCCAGCTTTTGTTTGAAGGTCTGTAGTAGGATCGATCAGTAGTTTTCTAGCAGAAGGATTAATCACTTCACGTCCAAACACGTATGCTTTACCAGGATCTACAACTGCATAAGAGTCAGCGCCGTCTTGCTCAAGCGTTACTTTAAGACCGTTCGTTACATAGTTACCAGACTCATCGTAAGTTCTACGTGCGAGTTCATCACCCACTACGTTGAATTCAGTTCTGTCACGAATACGTACTGCTTCACCACCAACATAACGAACAAGAGCAAAGAATTCTTCAGGCTCTGTCGCTGTGGTGTAAGATACGAGTTGAGGTACTAACTGAAGTCTATCAGCGCCTGGTGCGTTTTCATTATTGAAGCCTGCGGCGTTATCAAGTAGAGTTGTATCTTGACTAGAGGTGATTAAGTTTTCAGCGATAGTGAAACCTACTGAAGATGCTCCAGGAATATTTGAATATTTTGATACGATGACGAATTGGTCATCAACGAAAATGAAGTGACCTTTCTGATAGATAACACCTTCTTGACAAGAAACACCGAACGATCTACCAGCATGGGCGGCTACGGTAGCTACAGTTACGGACTCGACAATAGTGCCAGTACCATCTTTAATATCTAATACTTCGCCTTGTGCAAACTCTTTAACATCAGAAGCACTAGCATCTGGAACGGTAACATCATCAAAGCCAACATAGCTGATGAAGAAAGTTTTAAGGTCTGGGTCTTGAGTTTGGAAACCATTCTGTCCTTGAACCACTTCTGCGACTAGTCCAGTTGTTCTACCAGTGACAGTATAAGTCAAAGCCTCAGTTTGATTGTACACAGATGGATCTGTAAATCCAGCTTCATCATTCAGTTTCACGTAGAACAAATCTGGACGTGAAGTGATGTTGATACCACTAATGATAGTACCTTCTTTATAAACATTCGAGCCAAATCGCTCAACTTGCTTCTGAAGAATAGTTTGAAGTTGTGTTAACTCACGTGCTTGTACGGCTTTTGCGGGCTTAAACAGAATACGGTTAAACTGTTTAGCTTCACTAAAATCGTCATAGTACGGATCAACGTTTAAGTCTGTGTTAATGCCCATGTATTATACTCTTTTCCTAGAAATCGAAAATAAATTTAATTTTTTCTTTACGTGTTGCTTGTCTCTGAATAGGATCGAAGTCTACGAAGTGTAGAACTTCTCCACTATAAGGAGAATATTTGCCATACGTAACGTCTGTACTAGCATTATTTATATTCAATGTACTAGCTGTTGTCGTAGACAAGTTAGCTTTAATTGATATACCGCCAGTCTGAAAGGTGTTCTTAAAGTCTCCATAATAATCTACAAGATAGATTGTTGTGTTGCCTCCAGAAAATACGCTTTCATGAATTCTTGCTGTGATAGTTTCACTATTAACACTATCTAATGCAACTGTCTGTTGAACATAATATCCGGCTAATGCAGTTGCAGTGTGATTGCCTGATATAACAATAGAAGTTCTATTATCAAACTGTGTTGGGAAAGTAGAATCAGTGAAAGTAGGATTCTTTATTAGACCAACCTTAGTATAACTATTCGAATCAGGAATAGCAACGTCTTCACCCGAGAAGTTAGTGATGACTGATAGTCTACTCATAGATAACTCGTTAATCATGTCAGAGCCATGTCCACCCTTAGGAGAAATGATACATCTCAAAGATGCGGCTTGAGTAGAAGTATAGTTCTCTACTAATGATAAAGGTAATGAGATTTTGGCTGTGGCAAATTTATATTCACTGCCTTTATCCTTAAACGCTACTCTCTTTAATGTCCCAAACTGATCTATAATACCATAAGCAATACAAGGTGAGCCAGTGCTTGTACTCTGAGTCACTTCAATCTTAGGAACAATCTGAAATGAATCATTCTTAAATAAGTTAGGTGAGTTTCCATCACTGCTATTGATTCTTAGTGTAATATCTAGTTCAGCTCCTGCCGGAGTAGTACTACTTAGAATATCGTATACAGTCATAGCTCCGTTGCCACCAGTCTGAAGAAGATACATATTTTTATATGAATCATTACCACTGTATAACGAGAATCCAGATTTTGGTGTTGCTCTTACTGTAATGTCAGCAACAGTTGCAGATGTAGCAGACTGTATAATGTCTTGAAAGGAAACAAAACTTGCATCTGTTATGCCCGTAGCAGGACCAAACCTAAAGTTATTGAACAGATTTTCTTCAGTGTCCTCAATAATGATCTGAGATACATCTTCTTTAGCAGATGATATCACATCCGCATTTCCGTATGATGGATAAGGAAGAGGTAAACTATCGTTAGTTCCAAAAACAATATCGTCTGCAGCCGCTACAGTGAAAAGATATTTCCACACATAGCCATCGCCAGTAAAGATTTGTTCATATGAAGTTGGATCGACTCCAGTAAATGTAGGTGTTGACGTAGATACTGATCCGCCATTATTCTCAAGACATTTAAATACTTCATAGTCGCCTTCACTGTTCGCAACAGTTACAATGTTATTTAATGTAGAGAGGTCTTGAATGTCATCGAAGTCATCATAGATCGTGCCAGAAGACCAAGCGTTCTTATGAAACATATATCGAATGTTTTCATCTGTGACTTTATTACCGAAGATAACTCTTCGCTGAAACTCTCTCTTCTGATATTGTGTATTAGTAATAGTGACTGGATTATCAATGCTTGATCCGACGATGTAGTATGATGACACAGGAATATTTGTAGTAAGCTGACCTTCTACGATATCTTGAATCTCTTCTCTCTGAGTATTAGATAAAGTTACGCCTGCTGTGTTAGCAACATACGTGTCAAGTCCAGTCAAGAAGTTCGAAGAAATCGTTTCGTTCTGACTCGTAAAAGTAGAGAACATTTCTTTCGTAGTCTCTACTTTAAAATTTTCTGTAATGATCTTTGCCATTATATTACCTTAAGTTCCTATCGATGTTGTTACAGCATTGGATGCTGTTGTGTCAAGTCCAATTACTTCTGCTACAAGTGCTTCTGATGATCCACCTTCTGTCATCATAGTTTCCGATCCCTCTGTAACATAGTTCTCGTTGCTTAGGTTCCAGACTTGAAACTCAACATCGAGTGTAGAATTTATATTGCTATTAGTATTTATGAGAGGGGAACTGAAGACTTTTGTGCCTGCAACACCTACTGTATCTTTAATTAACGTATTGTATTTATCTGGGTCAATAATTGTAGATATGTCATACGAGTACTCTTGGTAATAATTATTATCATGTAGAGCCTTAGTCTTATCACTTAAGAAAGATGTACTAGACTTCCACTTACCTTCTGTATTACCAGGTCCTTGTGTTCTTAGTTTAGCAGTTGCAACTGTGCTACCTGCTGTATTCTTAACATCGACAGTTTCTTGATCAGTATATCTATAACCAGTATTCAATACACTCACTGTCTCAATTTGTCCTTGCTGATAACTAGCAATGCCAGATATCTGAGCATTCTTACCCATAGGTAATGAATCAGGATCAGGTCTAACGTTTGTAATATCATACAAGTTGTTCTTAATATTTATCTGAAATGCTGTGTCAAAGTCATAGAAAGATAACTGACGGAAGTAGAAGTCATTGCCCTCTCTCTTCAGAAATCTTCCTTTCACTGTATAGGGAACAGTAGCATTTGTTGCAAACGTAGGGTCTTCGATTTGTACTGCTTGAGTAACAATGTCACCTACTTGTAATAAGAAGCTTGGGTTATCGAATGTAACAATCGCATCTCGCTTATCAAACCTTGCTACGTCAACATGCTCGACTTCATTGAACACATCATTCACGAAGTCTGTGCCAGAACTAGTAGGTCTAATATCGTATATAGATCCAATCGTAATCTCTTTCGCTTCAAATGCATCTTTGAACTTAGTGTTTATAGTTTCTGCATTAAAGCCCTGAGATACAAGTGTACCACTCATACCATAGTTAGTCGCAACAACGTCAACTACAGTACCATTACCTGAAGCAGGACCAGAAGCAATGAATCTCGTACCGATTGCTTGCGAGGATGCATCAGAGTATGTTGTAGTACCAGTAGTCTCGATCTCGTAGATGCCTGGATTAACCATAGCACTTGCATTAATAATAACAGCAAGAGGCTTATCAGCAAAGTCGCCAATAAAGTCAGTGATGATACTTACTGTCTCTTTGTTATTAATCAACTCTTGATTAGGAGTAGCATTGTCAACATCTCTAATGTCGAAGGTAGCTGATTCATTTAAGACAGAGATAGTAGATATACGAACAGAGGTATTAGATCCAATTGTGATATCAACATATTCGGTCTGAGGTAGAACATCGAATTTAAATCCAAATCCACCAGCATATAAAGCAGGTAGTAATCGATCTTCAATCCAGTTAGTCTGTGCAGTTGTTAAACTACCACCATTCTTATAGGTAAGAAAGAGTGCGGCATCTTCACTATTGATGTATAAGCTAGTAACAAAGTTGAAACCAGAATTAGATATATCACCTAGTCTATAGTTAGTAGATAATCCCTCTGTGTCTCTATTGAATATAGCAAGCATTTTAGGATTACTATCAGCACTACCCTGAGACGCAAGCACTAGTTGATCATACACGTATGTCAGAAACTCTGCTTTTGTATTAGGAGTAACACCAGGAGTAGTGTCTTGT